TGACATAGAACAGTCTTATTCACTACCCTCATTTACAAACTATCATTTATACCCGGGAGGAGAAGATGATCCAGAAATACAAAGACTCCAGGAAGATGCCTCAGACGACTTCTTTAAAGAAAGAATTATGGGAATCCCTAGTCCTCCACGCGGCCTCGTATTCCCGGAGTTCAGAGCAGACTACCATGTTAGAGAAATTGAATACGTTCCTGAGGAACCTGTCCACTTATGGATTGACCCGGGATATGCCGGGGGGTACGCCGTTGAAGTTGTACAGATACTTGACGGGCAGGTATGCGTGGTTGATGAAATATATGAAAAAACTCTTATCACAGAAGAAATTGTAGACATGGCTATGGACAGACCGTGGTGGAAAGATGTCCATTTTGGTGTTATAGATGTTGCAGGATATCAACATCAGGCCATGTCTGCTCCCGCAGAAGTCTGGCTTGATAAGGCAGGGTTGTTTATGGACTCAGAAAAAGTAAAAATAAATGATGGAACTGAAAGATTAAAGTCCATGCTTAAAGTTGACCCTAAACACCACAGGCCAAAGCTGATAATTAACCCTAAATGTAAAGGGGTTTTGTCAGAATTTGGTGCAGCCCCCAATCCGTTTGATGGACAGACTAAAGTTTACAAGTGGAAAACAGATAGAGATGGGAATATAGTTGGCAATCAGCCCGAAGATAAGTATAATCATGGAATTAAAGCTTTAATTTATGGCCTAATTAACCGTTTTGGGTACAGCCATATTGAGAATAGGAACACTATTCGTGTTAAAAGGTGGGCGTAATGGCACGAAAAAGATTAAAACCTGAAGATATAATCAATAAAGTTGAAACACATTATGATTCCACAGAGCCTTTAAGGTCAAGGATGGAGTCAGATTACTCTATTTACAGACTGGATCCCTATGATGCAGGTGACGGGTATCAGTCTTATACATCAAACGAACCTTCAACTTATGCAGATAAAATAATTTCCTTTTTATCTTCCTCTGAAATGGTTGCAAGAATACCCAACCTTACAGAAGACAGAGAAAAAAGAGAGAACAATAACAAGAAAGAAAGATTTTTCCTTGGTGCCCTCAGGCACGCAGACGAAAGACTTACAAGGCAGATGAAACCAACGCTTAAAGCACAGATGTCATGGTTCATAACCCTCAGGGGATGGTTTGCAGGAAGAGCTTTAATTATGAAAGACAAGGATGAAAAAAGTTTTGTTGACATAACTCCGTGGGATCCTATGCATACATACTGGGGAACAGGAGCAGAGGGGCTACAATGGGCTTGTTATAAAGTAAAAAAATCCAAAGAACAAATAGAATCTGAATACAACATTAAACTTACCCGTAATGATGATTACGAAGACTGGATGGATGTATACGATTATTATGATAATGAAATAAACATGGTGGTTTTATCCAACGGAAGAGTGGCAAAGAAAGCCACCCCGCATGGTTCACCAAGGGTTCCCGTATTTTTGGGGCCTGTAGGAGCAACCCCCATGATACAGGCATTGAACGACCACGTTCCGATTGATGACACAATAGAAGACCACGGGGAATCTATATACAAACATAACAGAGACAGTTATCTGAATCACAATCATGTAATGTCTATTATGCTAGAGATGACCTCAAGGGCAAGGAAGCAGGGACTGAAAATAAAATCCAGGGACGGAATGAAGACACTCGATGAAGACCCTTATAAAGAAGGCACAGAAATATCTCTCGCCCAAGGCGAAGATATCGAGCCGTTAGGCTTGATGGAGATAGCTAAAGAAACTGGCTCTTTTATGGGCTTAGTGTCCGGCGAAATGCAAAGAGGTTCCGTCCCTCATTCTATATTCGGAGACCTACAGTTTCAGTTATCAGGGTTTGCTATAAATACTCAAGACAGGGAATTGACAGCGTTCTTCAGCCAAGAATTGATGCCCTACAGATAGCGTACGCTTCAATATGTATGCTCCTTAATGACCAGTATCTCACAGAAGCTTTTGATACTATGGAATTGTCAGGACAGGATATGAACAGAGCTTATTTTAAAGAAGAAATAAAACCCTCAGATATAAAAAATTCCGGGGATATTATTATTACATTCGTCGGACAGCTTCCACAGGATGATATGTCCAAGATGAGCATGGCTCAGATAGCAAGGGAAGGAGAATCTCCGTTACTTCCTGATGTTTATATCAGAGATAAAATCCTTGGATTACAGGATACCGATGATATGGAAGATGCAATCAGAGAACAACAGGCAGAAAGAGTCTTACCCGAAGCTACGCTTTGGACTTTACTCTCTGCCGCAGAAGAAAGAGGAAGACCAGACCTTGCTCAGTTTTATTTTGGAGAATTAGTTACTATATTAAACGAAAAATTAGCAAAGAGGCAGGAATCAATCATGGCTGCTCAACAGGCTATGCAACCCCAGCCACCCCCACAGCAACAACAGGGATTACCTGGAATGGCTATGGGAGCAGGAGGAGCTGGCCCCACAGTAGACCCAAGAGCTATGCCTAATGCAATGATGGGAGTACCACCTCCCGTACCTACTCCTCAGGCGGGGCCTTTAGTCCCCCCAGGTCAACCAAGACCCGGAGCACTGTCTCCTGAGCAGATAGAATTATTAAGGGCAGAGGGCCCGGCACCCACAGGAGGGATATAATGCAACCATTTGAAGGTTTACAATTTGTACAAGATAGATTTTCAGGAAAAGGCCCTGAGCTTGGGCACTTCATCGGAGACGTTGACGAACCACATAACACGCAAACGTACGGATCGGCCGGAGACAGCCCAAGCAACATGAATCAAATCCTGTTTGGCGATGTTGTCAGAATAGTAGCAGAGGACTTGCCCGGATATGACGACACAGCAAATAATGAAAAAGCTAAAAGAATGGTACAGGCAGCAATGGCCATATTAAGGCAGGCAGAATATACCAAGCAAGATATATCCCTTTTTAACAGGGATGACGTGGCTTCAACTATTACTCAGTTTGCAAACAGTAATGCACGCATGGGGGAATTAGTTTACAACGGGGCGGGCATTTTAGACGGGCACGCAAACATGAAACAAAAAGTTTCAACAGGTGCGTATGCAAAAAAAGAAACACAAGCAGAAGCACTAGCCAAAGTCAGAGCAGCAGATACTCCTTCATCCCCTACCAGTGAAACAGCCAGAATTGCCAAAGCAAAAGCAGATGCAGATGCTAAAGCAAAAGCAGAGGCTGATGCCAAAGCAAATCTGCTGAAGGCGGGAACAGGACAGCCAGGAGACCCTCTTGCAGTTCAACCTGTTAAACCTACCCCAAAACCCGGGGACTCACCAATGTTAGACTGGACAGCTGAACAAAAAGCAGCAGGGAATCTGCCTTCACAAGGGGCAACTGACCCGTTCGCAAACCTGGCAGGAGCTGAAGCCGCATACGGAGCTTTATCGCCAAGGCAAATAGCAGCAGGATTGCCAACAACCATGGAAGGAGGGTTTAGCCCTTTTGCCCAGCAAACATACAGAAGAATGTTAACTCCGTTGGCACAGGAAAACGGCGTATTTGATTTCTTATCAATTGCAGGGATTGCTCCAAGAATGGCAATGCCAGGAGACCCTACTACAGTTAATCCGGCGTTATCTTTCAGAGCATTTTTATCACAGGATCCATCTGTTATAACTCAAAATATATCTGAGGGACTAGACATTCTAGAAAGTGCAAAATTAAAAGCTTCAACAAATATGCAAGGTTTTATAGCGGGGGTTGGATCAACAGATCAGGAAAGAGCGGTATACAATGCGTTTTTACAAGACCCCAGTGCAGAATTTGATTTAAGAAGTTCTCTTGCAGACAGGGCTTATCCCGGAGTTGTGGGAGATGCAATTAAAGGTGCATTGAGTGCTCAGTATTACAGCACACTATCTACTAATCCAATAGCATTGTCACAACCAGGCTTTTATAAAAATGCATTTAAAAATTATATGCCTACAGGAGTAATGACAAACTTTGTTACTTCTACAGGGCAAGAACTAGATGAGAATACAGCTAATGCTGTAGAAACAGCAGCAGCAAACACAGTGGTGGCAGACGGCACTAAAGATGATAAAGTAAATATAGAGCCTAATCAAATTGAGAAAACAGTGGAATCTGTAGTTAATAAAGTTGATCCTTATGTATCTCCTCAAATGATAGCAGACGCAGCAGCAGAAGGTACAATAACCTCAGCCGCCTCCAAAGCAACAGCCCCAGCAACAGCACCCAAACCCACACCAGCACCAGCACCAGCACCAGCTCCGGCAATAATAGATAAAGGAGCATCGGGATTATATGATATAGAGGGGTGGGGAGCCTCGGGGGCGAGTCAATCCCCCGTTATCCCAGGAAATGTGGGAGGAGGAGATCCTTTTGGAAGCATATGGAACCCAGATAGCCCTACCCTTGCACCTAGTATACCAGGCTTAGGAGCTTCTACCGGAGAAATGCTAGACGAAAGAGCCAATTACACAGGACGTGACCGTGCATATGCTCAATTATTTAGCCCCGATGCAATGCGACGACCAGGGGCTAATATTACTTCACCCGTAGCCCCTGTAGACACGGGAACCCCGATGCTTGATGACATGGGGATGATCGCTCCGCCTGCTCCATCGGGAGTGTCAGAAATGGTACCCGGAAGAATGGAACAGTGGCGACTAGACGACACCGTTCGTGACATGGATGCTGTAAATTATGGAATAACTAATCAAGCCCCTTATAAACCAACAGGAATGGCAGACTATTACACAGAAGTGAGAGACCCAAGTGAAATGTTTGATATTCATTCGGATCCCACTTATCCTAACCCAGATGCACAGTTTCGCAGACAATACCCTTACTCACCACCAGCTACTCCGCCAGGTGGAATTAATATGTACTCTCCCGTTCCCGTGGCACCAGTAACTCCAGGCCCCACAGGAAGTGAAAGGCTAGGTACGCCGACACAACCATTAACTGGCCCCAGCAATCCACCCGGATGGCCGGGGGCTCCGCCAATCAGCCTTGATATGGGTGGCGAATATGGTACCGGGGTTGAGCCTATCAGAACACATCCACTTGAAGGGGAGTTCAATATCAGGCCGTTTGATACAGTGAACAGTCTGTTTCGGAATTACCTTAAGCAGGGATGGGGAATAGAAAGTGAAATGGATTACCAAAACTTTATGAAAACGCCTGCGGGGATGAATGCTTTCCGCAACTTTAACCAACCCACAGCTGCGGGGTACGGAGGAAGCGGAGGAATAGGGTAATGTCATACACTTTTTCAGACAGGTACATTGACCCGACTGGCTTATCAGATCGGTTTACCGCCGAGAAAAAAAGACCAAAAAGGGACAGCAGTGCTTTTCAAAACTTTCTGTCACCTTCATGGCAACAAGAAATTGGAAAAACTTTTCTTGAACAAAACCCTTTGGCAACATATTTAAGTTCCCCCACAGGGGAAGCTTTTACAAGAGAAGGGTTAATTGAAGCAGAGCCGGGAACTATGGGCGGAGCCATGAGAGGGCAAACCCCTGCAAAAAGAAGGTTCTTTCAACAAAGCTTTCAGGATGTTTATAATGATTATCTGGCACAACTTGGAGGGCAGGCCAGACAGGGAGAAATTCCCACAACTACATTCAGGGAATACTTGGCAACAGACCCTTTTACCGAAAGGTATTCAAGGTTAACGCCAAATGAAAGATCATATTACGGAGCACAAAGGCAATCAACCTTCGCTCCCAGAACAAGGCAGATATTTTACTAATGGGAATGCAGGATTCATTTAGAAAATGGCCTCAGGGTGTTCCCGTAAGACGTAGTAGCCCGACGGATCCATCATCTTTTAGTGCGTTTGTTCCTGCACCAACAAGCACGCAGAATGTTCAAAGAAAACGATCTCCTGTAGGAAACTTATCATCAGCCTCATGGTGGTTTGACCCTCTTTACGGAAGGGAAGAAGCAGCCAGGCAAACGGGGTGGAAAGGAAGCCCTATTACAGGATGGCTGGGAGAATTTACAACAAGCCCATTTGACATTGGACTGTTAGCAGCAGCCGTTGCCGGAAGAAACCCGATGATAGCAGTGCAGGGAATGGCACAAAAAGCACTAATCAAAACTGTTCCAATGGCGATAAGACAACTGAGGGCGATGCAGACAGCAGGGCAAGTTGCCGGAGGAATAGGGAGGGTAGGAGGAAAAATACTTGACCCGGCTGCGGGTACAGCAGCGGCTATGCCGGCAAGAGCTTTTGTGGAAACAGGGTTAAACATTGGAGCAGGAGCAGGAGCAGAATATGGAGGCGAGGTTGGGGGGTTACCCGGAGCAATTGCAGGAGGGCTGGCAGGTGGAGTAGGGGGAATGCTCGGAACATCCAGGAGTGTAAAAGGGCTTAGGAAAGGATACGAGAAAATTCTTAAATTACCCTCAACAGAAGATCATGCAAAAAACCAACGTATTGCTCTTGCGAATAAAAATAAAAAAATAGCAGAAATACAGGAAGACCCCAAGCTTAAACATTATGTAGGGCAAGACCCCAAGGATCCGGACAAGTTTGATATAGACGGTTATTTACTCGACACAGATTTAAAGCATTTAAAGTCCAAACAGGAAGCGTTTGCTAAATGGGCTGATATGATGAAAAATAAAGTACATCCTTCGGTAAGGGCTATTATTGCAAAAGGACAAAACATACCCGGATATTCAAGGTTTTCTAAAGTAGTGACAGACCCTCAGAATTTAGGGGAAAATATAATTGCAACGGCAATGAACCCTCACAGGCTGTTTGACCCTGCCATATATGCCCGGGGAAAACCACAGCAGGCAGCTCATGTGGCAGAAATGCATAAATACAGGCAAAGTTTACTAATAGACAGAATGGATAAATACATACGCAGCCCGTTAAAAAGCGGAAG